GTGCGTGCAATCTGTGGAGACGGTTTAATCTTTAGTGAATCAGCCATACTTTTTACCCTTACGTGGGCGAGTACGGTTAGCTTTAGGGGACTCTAATTTGCCTTTATTGGGACCCGTATGGGAAGCATCCATACCATCACCATTACCATAAGTACCAAGCTTACGGTTTAACTTATTGGCATCAGTACGGATCTTAAGACCCTCTTTTGTCTTGTTGTATTCAGCCTGTTGCTTAAGACGTTTAGCCTTAGCTTTGGGATTGTTCTTATAGTAGTTAGACGTACGACTTGCCATATAACCTCTTTTGAATAAGTTCAGGATCTACCTTGGGCATAATGGTGGCAAGTTTATCAAGAGGGTTGCCATCATAGGCGACACCACTGATATCGTTCTTGGATAGCCAATCACAAGCTGCCTTTAGATCAGCTGTACTGGCTTCACCGGATTTAATCCGATTAAGTAGCTCTTGAGTAACCATGTTGTGGAGTTCATTAAACATGTCCTCCGTTGCTTTCTTGTTAGCCATTTCTCAATACAATCTGATCTAATTTGTTTTCGATGCGAATCATATAATCCTCCATCTTTTGTAAGGCAGTAGCTAGCTCCTGACGTGGTACATATTTCTCAGCAAATCTAAGCTCTATGCTATCAATACGTTTGTCGATCTCATCCATGCGTGAGTTAGATTTACTATGAACTGCGGCAATACCACCACTGACTCCAATAACTAAAGACGCAACGCCTGTTATGACGGCTTCAATCATTTTTTCTGGTTAATTATGTTAATCAGTTTAGTACTGTAATCGGGATCAGTGGCATACCTTTCTTGTACTAGTAGTTTGCAACATTCCTCTACGGAAGCTGCTCGGTTAACTCCTTTATAGTTTTTGTAATCCTTATACCAACGTTGCACCAAGTACGCCACACAAGACTGTAGATCAGGGAAGTCGATAAATCCAGCCCTAATGGTTACCCATTGACCGTTGAGAAACTCCTTTGTTTCATGGTCGGTACCAGAACCTTTAAGCCCAAAGTAGTTATGAGTACCAGAGGTGTGTTTACCCCAGCCACTTTCTAACGCCCATTGAGCAGCTACGACTTGTGGGAACTTAGCACCTGCCTTAGAAGCTGCAGTGATAACTCCTTCCCAAGTGTTAGCAACGGGAGTAGCGGGTTGTGGTGTAGTGGTCGGTCTAAATGTCATAAACCATCCAGTACCTTGACCTTCTACCTCCCAACGCTTGAGCCAGTTCTTCCAAGAGTAACGTACGTCCTTACCACATGAGCCAATGGTGACATAACCTCCGTTGATGTTATCCATCTCACCATATGGATCATGGAAGATACCACGTTCTCCATCATCACCGATGAGTAGCATCCAGTGCCCACCACCTCTAGGAGCAGTAGCAGGACCTTTGTGTAGGATACCAGTAGCAACTGGATAACCAGCTTTTAGCTCGTTGATAAGGGATTGCTTCGTACCTTTCTGATAAAAGGAAGCGAACACTCCATACTGCTGACAAGCTTTGATGTGTGATTTATATTCAGTTGTATCTCCGTACTTCAGTACTGTACGGAGGTAATCATCATCTGCATTACTACCTTTAAGCGCATCAGGACGGAGATACTTGATAGCCATAGCACATGTTGAGCTAAAGCACATCCGATCTCCGTGACCTGTTGCACTGTCTGTCTGAGGGTAGTACTGCTTCACAGGTAGCAGTACCATGACGATTACTTGCCTCTAAAGGTACGATGAATGCGACGAATCGTGTCATCTTCAGTACGGTGCTTGCTGAAATAAGCAGCAGCCATAGAGATAGCTTGAGTAACGCTGTTAGCACGGCGCTTTTTCACAATTCCAAGATATTCAGATAAAATGAAAAGGATGAAAAAGCCAAGAGTCTCATAAGACACTTTAATACCGAGAATAGTGATCATTATGTTCACCTATAAGATAAAAGAAAAGCACCTTATCTAGGAGTGCGTTTAAGGAGTGGGTTCATCTTCAGGAGTGGGTTCCGGCAGCGGCGTCAGATCCGGCGGAGGCGTCACGAACACGTCGTTTGCCTCGTCGTAGGTATAGCCTATGCCTGCATAAACTCCCCGGAAGTTCCCGTTGTAGCT